TGGAGATTCGGGTGATGCTATCTTAGCGGCACAAACACGTCAACTTACAGGTAATATATTTACCTCTTACATCCAAACAAATGCGGGCTCTAATCCTAGGGGTTGGTCAACAGGTGTGACTGGCACAAACTCCGATTTTAGAATTACACAAAATGTAAATAACAATAAAGATTCTGCAACTGTGGGTCTATACATAGATGGTGCAAATGGGAATGTAGGTTTAGGCACTGATTCACCCCGAGGTGCCCTAGATGTATTGGGTAATGTAGTCGTGGGTAATGAGGTGTCATTCGGGGGTCTCAGTGGTGACCTATTTGGCAACACGAGGCTTGTAGAAAGACGTTATAATACGGATCAGAGCAGAAATGAACTTGTAATATTCAAGGGTAATGACGGGTCAGGTAATACGTCGGGTCCTGATAGAATTCGACACATTGCCGCGGAGCACATTTTTCAAACCTATACATCCGCCGGTCAGTCTTTCAGTACTATTTTAGCTAATGCCGGAGACGCTACGGGTAATGTACCATTGTGTATCCCTGGTTCTGGTGTTGTTGTGATTGGTGGACAACGTTCAACCGCGGACACTGCCGGTGATAACACAAAACTTGTGGTAAATGGTGATATCGAGTTCGGTGGTGGTGGTTCGTTCAAATTGACTGGTATGGCATTCGTGACTACTGACCCCGAAACGGGAGACTCTGTGAACAAAATTAGAAGTATTCTAGACGGGAGTGACCGCCGCGTACTTACGTTTGTCCATGAGGTTACTTCTAGTAGTGATTCAGAATTCGCCCGTTTCGACAAATTTGGTAGACTTGGTATAGGTACATCAACTGTAGACTCGAATGTACACATTTTCAACGGAAACACAACAGACCAAACACTCCTAAAACTTGAGAGTCCTCACCCAGGTTCGGGTACATTCACTAAAAAGTCTGGAATACTTCTTCATACCACCGAGAATTTCGGTGGTTATGTGAAGGCTTTCAGGGATTCAGCTACTTCACTTTCCGGTATCGTAATTGGTGGTACCAATAGCGGTACAGAAACGGATGGTGTCAACATTACACACGCGGGTAACGTGGGGGTGGGTACCCTCAATCCACAGAAACAGCTTCATGTCTATGATGGTATGGTTCGTGTAGAAAGTCCCTCAAGTAACGCGACTATCGAACTCACCACATCGGCTGGGTCTGCAAACATTTATGCGGACACCACGGGTAATGTATATATAAACCCATTGAGAACTGGTTTGAGAAACACAACCTTCCTCAACAGTAATGTAGAGGTCATAGGTGATTTCTCTGTCGATGGTGCCCTAGATTTGGGTAATCAGGTTGCGATTGGTCTTGATGGTGCTAGCGCGAATACAACACTCCACGTGAATGGTGGTATCATCACAAACTCTGACCAGGTGGCGACAAAGAAGTACAGTCATTCTAATGTAGTCGCGAATGGTAATGGTCAGGATATACAATTTGTGTTTAAACCAAATACATTTTATGCTAAAATCATAGCGGTGTTACGTGAAACAAGTGATGTACGCAACACAAGTACTATGATTCTCGAGGTGTCTGGTGGTACACACGATGGATCCACGGGTTCTATGTATGATATAGCCCTAGGTCCTCAAACCATAATGGGTGCTACAAACTCATATCCGTGGAGTCCCACTGTATCGGTTGGTACAAGAGGAGTCAATATACAACCAACACTTAAGGATGATGGACGTAACTTTGCATACGATTTAACAGTTGAACTCACCACTGGACTTAACGGTGGACTTTCTAGAATAACAAAACGAGCTTTGGGTGACGCGAGCAAGCTTAATACTGACACTGGTGGTCAAGATTTATTGGTTGGATTCTCATATTAAATTTACTACGAGGGAGGGTGGTACCCCGCGGTAGATTAAACATTTACGCCCTGATGGAATCAGAGACGGCTAGTGCAACTACGCCAACAATGAAAGCCATGATGACGTAATTTAATTCGGTTTCTTCGCGGCCGACCTGGGGCTTTACAGGTTCGGCCTTGGCCTCAGCGACAACTTCTTGCTGTCGAACGGGAGGCTCGAGCTCCTCAAGCGGACAATACGCTATCATTTATATAAGTTTAGAGATTTATTTCGGTCTTCTTCTTTCGACGAGTTCTCTTGGGTTTAGATCCTGCACCAACATTGACCTCCTTGACCTCACCTCCAGTGGAATCACCCGAGATGGACATGATATCAGAGAGATCATCATCCTCTTCAACAGGCTGAGGCGCCGAGGGTCCTTGTCCCATTGAGGTATTCATTGGGGGTGGGGGAGGCATAGAAATGCCACCCATCAGGCTTGAAATATCAAGCCCGGGTCCCTGCATCTCGTACTGCCCTGATCCACCCACGGGTGCATCAACTGCGGGGCCACTAGTGTCACGGGTAGTGTTCTGAACCGCCGCCATCATATTCTTCACCAGGTCTGGGTTTTGCTTCATGACATCGTTCATGTTGGGCATCACCGATTTGAACATAGAATTGGTAAGATGGAACATCATAGCAGAGCCACCCAACATCATAATCAGCTTGACCTCTGGTGCAACACTGACCTTAGATCTGTATTTCACATATAGTTCCTCAAATACACCATCATAATCATCAACATTCTCCATAACAGACTCAGACCAACCCTCAAGTTGAATCTCAAATGGGTTATACCTCTTATTCAAAAATTCAAGTCCGGTTACACAGGCCACCAACATACGGCGAGAGAAGCGAACTGATTGTTCAACATCTATGCTGTATGTAATCCTCTTGACCTCTGATCTGAGTTCATCAACATTCGAGTAAGCGTTCAACCTCTTGTTAACTGCAAACCCCTTCTTCTCGAGTCGAGCTAATTTATTAATAAGATCCGACTTCTCTTCATCAATTGAAGTGTACCCCTTCGAGGGTTGCTCACCCTGGTCACTAGGACCTGGGCCCATGGGTTCATCATCATCGAACATCATTGGTTCATCCTCACCATAATCAATTTCCTCGTCCTGTTGAGGCTGAGCTGGGGCACTTTGTTTGTTGGGATTCACAAAAGCATCCATAGCCTCCTGACCCTGAAAAGATTGTTGAGGTCTTTGCATAGGCCTTGTGGGTCGAGGTACAGGTTTTGATCGTGGTGCAGAAATTTGAATCTCATCCATCAGGGCCTGTTCATCAGCATCTAATTTCATCACAGTCGTTTGACCCCTATCGAGTACGATTTCTTCGTCCATCTACTGTCTATTTAGAAACTAAGAAAATCTCTTTAACGCACTTTAAAAAAATCTATGTCTATTATAAATGTTTAATCTTAACCTCAACAAGAGTGATCGCAATGCTCTCATGGCCATCGCGGTTTTGATGACCCTCATCTTCGTTCTGTCTCTTATGACTGTGAAGACCGCGAATTATCAGCCCAGGCCAATTACCATTACACCTGTCAGTGAAGAATCTCTCTTCGACCTCAAGCCCGACCTTGAGTGTACCGCTGGTTCAGGCAAGGAGGACAGCCCTTACTCGGTTGGTCTTACCCCAGGTGGTCTTTGTGGTGCCCAAAAACTTGTAGGTGATCACGCCGGATATGAGATCGCGGATGGAATTGGCGGATCTTTAATCTAAGCTAATAATAAATGGCCCTGATTACATCGCCAACTGATATGATTCCCGATCTAAACTATGAATATCATACCATCACTGTTGATACTCTTAATCAGACTAGCGCGAATACATGGACATGTTTTTTGAGTCAGCCTCTAAAAAATGTCGTACAGGCTCGACTTCTAGCCGCTCGAATTAATACAGTCACACCAGCTAATGGAAGTGAACATTGCTACATTTCCATTGATGAGTTGAATTCTACATTTAATGATCGCGCTACCAATGTTTATGAAGGTCAGGCATCGCTAGGTATGCTTCGAAAATCTTTTGCCAGTATTGTGACTACAGATGATACTGGTATAATAAGTTTCAAAGATGATTACCCAATTGCTGTGCAATACGTAAACCCTATTCGAAGAATTGATCGTCTCACTATCAGTATTCGTAATCAAAGTGGTGTTCTTATAACACCACCAAACCCAGCTGAAAATAATTTTTTAGTACTTCGTTTCGTCTGTAGAAAACCCAACCTGTAATTTTTCTCCCCTTAAATTAGTATTACCATGTCTGCCGGTGTTGTTCAATTGATTGCTATAGGTGCCCAGGATAAATATATCATGGGTAATCCTGAAATATCTTTCTTCAGTTCAACATTCAAACGCCATGCTAATTTTTCACAATCCGTTGAAAAACAAACCATCCACGGAGCGGTGAAAAACAATTCTATGTCTAGCATCCAATTTGAGAGATCTGGTGATCTTCTCAGTTATGTGTATTTTACACTCGATGACAAAACCCAAGCCCTCGATATTCAACGATGGGACACCATTATTGATAAAGTTGAGCTTTTAATAGGTGGTTCCGTTATTGACACCCAAGATGCAATTTTCACAGAGAAGATTGCTATTGATACATTTGCACAAAATGTATCTAGGAGTGCGAACGGTACACACCCGGGTATTTCTGCGCGCTCGTTTTTTTACCCTCTCAGGTTCTTTTTCTGTGAGGGGCCACAATGCGCTCTACCCCTCGTAGCCCTAAACTATCATAATGTTGAAATTAGGATCCATTGGGCTACAGCAGCTTCAAATTATAACGTCGAATGTTTCGCGAATTATTATTACCTTGACAATGAGGAGCGTGGTCAGGTTGCATCTAGAAAACATGATCTCCTCATAACACAAGTCCAAAAAAATGTTGCTTCAGGTACTTTAGTTCAAGAACTTACGTTTAATCATCCAGTAAAATATTTAGCATCCTCGGATACAACAACCGATGGTGCCCTCACATCTCCCACAAACAAAGTTAAATTAAACATAAATGGTCTCGATGTAAGTAACTATAAGTGGGGTAAACCACATTTTATAGACGTCACGAGTTATTATCACACAAACTTCGTAACTTCTCCAGATTTCTTTCTTTATTGTTTCTGCCTCTCAACATCCAGCTTACAACCCACAGGCACACTCAACTTCAGTCGTGTATCGTCAGCTACTATCATGAGTGAGTCTATGAACATTAATGACCCAATTTATGCAGTAAATTACAACATATTGAGAGTCGAAAATGGTATGGCTGGTTTACTTTACGCAAATTAAAATACAATACTATAATAAATGGTCAAGACCTTACCGACCGTTGAAAGGTCAACCAAAATTAGGTTTGGTCGCCATGCCCAAGAAGACCAGGGTGAAAACTCGATAGTTCTAAATGCGAGTAATACCGCGGTTGATGCTACAGAGGGAGGGGCTGTATACATTACACCAGTTCGTTTTGAACCAAATTACGATGAAAATGATGCCATCGTTCTCATGATGTATAATACCACCACAAAAGAAATGGTAGAATCTGGAGAACCTGCATCAACACTGATTTCTGATGTGAGTCTTCAAGGTGCTACACTACAAGGTAATGTTACAGCTAATTCTATGATTTTTTATAATAATACTGTTGCATTTGTTACTTCTGGTAATGTAGGTATATCTAATGCTTTAGCTTCTCACACTTTGAGTGTCGGTTCGAATCTTTACGTTGATGATTATGGTACAAATGTTTTAGTCGTTTCTGGTGGGGTTGGTATCACTGACACTACGACTTCAACCTCTGCTACAACTGGCGCCCTTAAGGTTGCCGGTGGTATCAGTACCGAAGAAAACTTGAACGTTGGTGGCGCCACAGATGCTTCATCTAAAACCACTGGTGCCCTAATTGTCACTGGTGGTGTGGGTATTTCTAAGAATATTCATGCTTTAAACGCTAATTTTGAAGATGTCGAAGCTGATAGTGTAGACATTACAGACACTACATTATCTTACAACCAAACAACTGGTGCTCTCAAGGTTGCTGGTGGTTTAGGTGTAGCCGGAAACGTTCATTGTGGTAACCTCACATTAACAGGTAATTTAGTCGTTACAGGAAATACAACGGTTATCAATGCAAA